TTGCGGCGGCGACGATGGCGGCAGACTGATCGGCGAGCTTGGCGGCTGTGATCGCGTCGTTGGCAACCTTGTCGGTGGTCACCGCGCCGCTGGCAATTTTGCCCTCGACGACGGCGCCGCTGGAGATCGTGGCCGCGAAGGATCCGGTACCTGACCCCGTTACGTCGCCGGTGAGCGTGATCGTTTGGTCGCCGGTATTTGTGCCGGAGCTGGTGCCGCTGTGGGTGCCGGAGAAGGTGCCGGACTGGGTAGCGAGCGAGCCGAGGCCCAAGGTGGCGCGTTGGGCGGTGGCGTCGGCGTCATCGAGGAGGGCGCGGCCCGCGGCAGTGCAGGGGATCTCCTCGACATCGCCCGCGCCTGCGGTGCTGCGACCCAGCAGCACATTGCTGCCGGTGGTGTCCTGCAGCTTGGCGTAGGTGACGGCACCGTCAGCCAGAGCAGCGGTGCCGAGGTTGCTGGCTTTGGCGGTGGTCACCGCGCCGTTGGCCAGCTTGGCGGTCGTTACCGAGCTGTCGGCTAGCTCGGGGGAGACGTCGGTAAATGCTCCGGCTTTGTAGACCTGGAGCTTGTTGGTTGTGCTGTTGAGATAGCCACGACCCTCAAAGTTGTTGGTGGTCGGGGGTGTGCTGTCGACGTAGATGCTGCTGTCGTCCGCGAGCTTGGCGGCGGTGACGGCGTCGTTAGCGAGGGAGGTGGTGCCTAGGTTTGTGGCGCTCGCTTGGTCGAGCTTTGCGAGGTCGATCGAGGAGGCGTCGACGAGGTCAAGGCCGGCGTCGACTAGATCTTTTGCTGTGACCTTTTTGGTCTGTGATGCAGAAACGTCCGCGATAGGAAGGACGTCGGTAGCGGTGACCGACTCCTTGGCGAGCGCTGTAAGCTGCGTGATCCGCTGGTCAGCCAAGGCTCAGCCTCCGAGGACACCCCTACTGGTATCTATGTTAGTCCTCTGCTTCTTGTAGCAGATATTCGATTGACTGCTCTAGCTCGATACGATCATCGTCTTCTTTGAGGACGTAGCCGACGGGTTCGCCGATCAATAGACGGATCTCGCCGGTAGTCACAAAGTCGATTCGACAGGTGATCAGATCTGTGGAGCTCACCGTCACCCCTGCGCGGGTGACCATCGCAGACATCTCGTAAAAGACGTTCTGTACTGACGTATTTAGCTCGCGATCGGTTAAGTACAGGGCTAGGTCAAACTCGCTGCCAATGTCGATCCGCTGAATCAGTTGAAGCATCAGAAGGGGTGTTTCCTTGATGCCGGTGGTCTCGTAGTCGAAGAAGCACTCGATCGTGCCGTTTCCGCTGATTAGGCCCGCTGCGTAGTTTTTTCGGAATCGGTCGCTGAGGGTCGTGCAGTCGACCGCCTCGCGATCTGTGTTGAGCTGGTAGTCGGACACGCAGCCGAGGATGTTGGAGCTGACGTCCCGGACGGATACGGATGCAGCGAGGGCGTTACCAACGAAGGCATCGAGGACGTACTCGTTCGCCCTGTTGTTGTTGATCGCGTCCTCAAAGCTGGGGAAGAAGCGGAGACCGCCAACAGCGTTGACGTTGACGTAGGCGGAAATACCGGCCTCGACTTGGCCGGACGGCCAGCAGCCCGCGGTGAAGCAGACGAGGCCGCGAGGATCCGTGGTGTTGAGGTCGACGCGATCGCCCGTGAGCAGGTTGTCGAGGGCGGTGTCGAAGCTGAGCCGGTTGAGGACGGTGTTGATGTCTGCTGGGCTGATCGTTTCTGACAGGGCATTTCTACCGTCACGGGTGCCGCGGCGGATGCGGACGTTGCCGTTAGAGCCCAGGAAGTAGGTCATTACGCCAAGACTTCGACGAAGTCGCCATCGACGGTGAACTGGATGGGCACCGAGCTGAGCTCTCCGGTGCTCACGGTCACCTGGGCACTGGTGATGTACGCGTAGAACTTGATGTCGTCTGCCTCGTCACCGCCGACGTTCAATTCCATGTAGACGCGGTCGGAGTCCGTGATGGCCCCGGTCTTCATGATCTTGCTCAACAACGAGGTGAACTCGGTGTAGGTGGTGTTTTCGCCGGATTCAAGGCGGTAGTAAAGCAGGGTGGCGCTGCCGCTGGCTCCTTTGACGCCTGGGGTGTAGGTATTGACTGCGCTGTCGACGGTGTTGGTACTCAGCAGTTCGACGGTTGTTTCGAGGGACCAGTCACGGATTTTGGCGACAGGCTTCCCTCCAAAAACCAAGGAACCTGTACGTCCTGTGTAGAAGCCCATGACGGTATGGCTTGGCCTTTTTTAGGTTAGCGAATTGTGAAAAGTCCATCGCTAAAGTCAGCGATTAGGCTCTGCCCGCTGGTGTCGCAGGGGTGTTCTGTTGCGCGCACGGTGATTTCACCCTCTTCGTCCATTTGAACCTCGACGACGCGGAAGACACGCTTGGATCGTGCCGCGGTGCCAAGCACAAATAACCAGCCTGCGTAACTAGCTAGCCCAGCGGCTGTGTTGTTGGTGATCGAGGTGGTTGTGGTGACGACGGCGGAACCGCTGCGGTACAGCAGGACGTTGTAGGTGCCGTTGAGGATGCCGTCGACGAGGGGGACGTTTAGGGCGCCGGCGTCTTCGATCTGGCCGCTGTAGATGCCCTGCCACTCCTGGAGGCCGAGGTCGACGTATATGTAGGCGCCGGGAGAGAGGGGCGTGTCGGTCGGGAAGGTGCTGAACTCGATGGTGCGGCGGACGTGTCGGCGCTGTTGGCAGAGCAGCTTTCCGTAGAGGATTGCCTGGCTTCGGTTGGTGACGTACTGCGAGATGTCGAAGGTCTGGCGGATGCCGGTGGCGTCGGCGACCCCGGCGAGGCGGACGTCGACGCTGGCGTTACGGGGGAATACGCCGTCGATCTCGGTGTCGCGGTAGATCACGGTGGCGATTAGATCCTGGACGCCGCTGCCGTAGTCGATGAACTCTTCTTTGTAGGAGCCGTCGAGGATGTTGCCGGCGTTGAAGAGGGCGGTGACGGGAACGGAGCGGGTGATGTTTCCGGCGTTGTCGCAGGGCACGGCGGGCACGAGGGTTTCCTTGCCGCCGATGCGGCCGAGCTCGAGGAGGCTGTAGGGGGCCACCTCGGCCCAAAACTGACGCCAGGAGGAGGGGTCGGCGATGACGCCGTCGAAGAACAGGCGGTTGGCCCGGCAGAAGCGTTTGGCTTTGGCGAGGGCGACGAGGTCGATGCCGCCGACCTTGGCGTATTGGCCGATGCCGTCGACGGTGTCGAGGATCGTGTCGAGGAAGACCTCGGGGGCGTAGCTGGTGGGGGTGTCGGGATTGGTGCTGTAGGTGCCGTCGTCGTTGAGGCGGCGGACGAGGCGGCCCTTGTTGACGAAGACGGACATCGAGCGGAGGTCCTGGACGCCCTGGCCGCTGTAGATGTTGAACCCGAGCATGGTCAGGTTCTGATATAGCTGCGGGTAGTTGGTGAAGGGTTCGGTGCTTTGCTCGGTGACGGCTTTAATTTCGAGCTCGGGCCCGTTGTCGAAGCTGAAGTTGAGTTGGGTGTCCGAGCGCATGGAGAAGAGACCCCACTCGTCGAGTTCGGACGGGTTGCGGTTGAGAGGGGCGATGTAACCGTTGCGGGCTCGCAGTTTGCCTTTGAACGTGAACTTACCGCCGATGGGGCCGGCGATCTCGCGGACGGGACCGGCGTTCTCGATGTAGGCAAAGTCCGCGACGCCATGGAAACGCATCTCGGCGGCCGTGTCGGCGATGGGCTCGAAACGGAACTGCCACTTGCCGGCGTTGTCGTCGGCAATGAACTTCAACGAGATGAAGTTGTCAATGTCAGCGCCGCGGCGGATCGCGAAGATGCGGGGGACTCGCTGCCAGACGCCGTCGCCGCCGGTGCGGCGGTACCAGAGCCAGAAGAACATCGAGCGGAGCTTGAGGCCGTTGTCGCTGTCCTTGTACTGATCCATCGACACCTCGCCGTAAGTCTTGGCGCGGCCTTGGACTCGCTTAAAGACGCGGGCTTTTAGGGCGAAGTCGACGATGCGGCAGGGGGTGATGGTCTCGTAGGACGCCTCCTCAACCTTTACGAGGCACTTGGTGTTGAAGTAGTCGTTGAGCATCTCCGGGTTGCGGAGCACCTGCTCGTAGTAGCTGCGCTCGCTGATTTTCTGGTTGATTTGGTTGCGCCAGCCGCTGTTGCGGGATTCGGTAGCGGCCAGGTCGACGTTGTTGGCGTCGGAGTAGATGGCAGAGATTTCCTCCTGGAGCCTGGCTTGTTGGCGCAGCAGCGCTTTGCGATCCTCGCGCAGCGTGCCGCCCTTGGCAGTGTTGAAGCCGTACTCCCTAACGGCCCAGCTGAGCTTTGCCTGCTGGTTCTTGAGGCGTTTGCTGAGAGTCTCAATGCGGCCTCGAGCGGAGCGGATCCACTCTTTGCGCCTGTCGATATAGCTCTGACTCGTGTTGTTCTTCTTGCGCTCAGCGCTGATCTCTTCCTGCCACTCCTCGATGTTGTTCCGCTCGTTGTCTCGATCCCGCCGGGTAACGAGTACACGCTCGGCGAACGGGTTGATGCGGTCGTCGTAAATGTCGCCGTCGTCGGTGAGGATGTCGTCGAGCTCACGAGGTTCCCAGCGGTTGTCGCGCAGATCCTCGATACGAGCGATTAGATCGTTGATCTGGTTGAGGCGGTTGGTGGCGTTGACGCCGACGCCCGGCTTGAGGACGGGTGCGGAGTCGGTGAGGAGTTTTTCGAGGGAGGAGATTTCGGCGTTGAGGCGCTGGATTTCGGCGGTGGCCTCGGCTTCGTTCTGCTTGAAGTTGACGGTGTTGTAGTCCTCTTCGGGACAGACGCCGCTCTTGACGCACTCGAGGTTGATGGTGAGGGCGTCGTCGTCGAGCTCCATGTCCTCGATGGGACCGGAGACACGGAGGTGGACGCTGCCCAGCTTGTAGGTGCTGGCGGAATCGAAGTTGCTGACGAGGGTGCGGCGGAGTTCGGAGGCCGCTTGGCGGACGTCGCTGGCACCGCCTGTTGCGAGTTGCTTGAAGCGCAGGACGAACTGGTGGCCGACGGGAACGACGGGGCGGCTGTTGTCGAGCTTGTTGTCGGGCCAGTAACTGCCACGGTTGTTGAGCTCGATGCCGAGCTCTGCGTTAATCGCTTTGCCCTTGTCGTTGCGGTCGTAGTAGTTGACGTTGATGGGCGTGGGGGCGTACACCCCGCAGCGAGTGAGTGTTGAGGGGCTGAAGGCTTGGCTGAAGCCGTCTTCGCGTTGGTTGCCCGCGAGGGTGGTGCGGTAGGCGTAATCGTTGGCGGCGGCACCGAGGCTGGATGGGTCGACGCCGTCACCGCGGCGCGCGTCGTTGAACCGCAGAATGCCGCCCTGATTGAGGTAGAGCCACGAGCGCTGGGCGCCGAAGTGGCGGATGGGAGTCTGGCCGAAGGCTGTGCGGCCGATGGCGATGTTGTTGGGGTCGATGTTCGAGGCGCCGACAACAGCCATCATTTGCATGAACTGGCTGGAGCCGAAACTGCTGACGGCGGACCAGACGAGGGAGGTGTTGACCCGGACGCCGCCTGTTGCGTTACCCGTGTCGGGGTCGTTGTTGCAGTAGATCAGGTTGACGGGGTCGCCGTATTTCGCCAGCTCCTGGGCGCTGTTGAACCCGAACCGGGGGGCGAAGAAGGCGTCGCGGCGGGTGCGCTGGTTTTTCTGGGCGGGG